GCAGAAGCAGACTCACGAAAGCGTAAACTATCGGTAAGGTTATAACCACCAGCACCATTAGCACCCATGCCTACAAACATTACGCAACCCCTAAAGAACGACCTTGTTCATATAAGTTAGTGCCATCGCTTCGGAATGTGATGAAGTCTTTAGCACTTGCTGCGGTAGATAGTGTAGGTGCAACTGCACCAGTAAATTTAAACACCGTGTTCCAGGCTAATGTTTGACCTCCAGTGCCTTGTACTATCTCTAATGCGTAGAATGATCCACTCTCTAAATTAGTAGGTGCAGCAACTGTTCGGTTTCCCCCAAGTGTGACTGTAGCTACTTGTCCTGAGTCTGTGTCCCAGTTAATAGTAGCACCATCGGTAAGTGTTAGTGTAGGTGAGTAGCCTTGACCATTTACTACAAGGTTAGTAGTAACATCAAGCTCTCCAGTTACGTCTAAATTACCTGTTAAAGTAGAAGTTCCGGTTACAGCAATACCTGCTGAAGTTACAGACATAACCGTTGTACCTGCCGATTGTAAGTCTATATTTCCAGAGTTATCTGCCGTAGTAACGATACCACCCACTCCTGTGGTAGATGCGTTTATTGTTGTTGCCATAAATGACTCCTATATAACTATGTAACGACTACCGCCGGGAATAGTAAATGCTACTCCACTAGCTACAGTCTGTGGACCAACAGCAAAACCATTATAGTCTGTTGGTATTGTAAAATTTGAACCTATTGTTTTATGTGTTAAAGCAACTCCATTACTTGCGGCAACTTGTGGTGCATACATTGTATTTGTAGTATCTAAATATGCAGATTTTTCTGCTGCATAAGTACAGAATACATCAGATGTGCCAGACAAAGTAATTGCGCTACCTGCATTGCTGCTCTCCATTACAGTATCACGAGACAACGTAGTACCGCTTGCAGTATATGTGCCAATACCTACTTCCCAATCATTACCCGATACGAGTGCGTAATAAGTAGTATTACCATCACCAATAACAGAAAACGATTGATAACCAGCGGCTGCACCCGCAAGTGTAACTGTACCTGTACCGGTTGTAGTAGTGGTTTCTTTAACTCTATCTTTAAAAACAAGTGCCATTTAGTTTACCTCTCCGCCTGAAATTGTTCCTGCTACATTTTTAGTTACGTACGACACGCCATCAATTGCGTTACCAGCTGCTCCACCTGCATTTTTTGTTTGGTAAGGAACTCCGTTAGCTCCAGCTAAACCTAAGTCACCACCTTTGCCCCCTACCGACCCATATTGTTGCTCACTTGAACCTGAGTTTGAACAATAAGATCCTCCGTTACCTCCAGTAGTAAGTGTTCCTGCTGCACCACCTGATGCACATTGACCTGTTCCTACACCACCTGCACCAACAGCGTTACCTGCACCTCCACCACCTGCACCTGTGTAATCATCGTAGGCTTGTCCACTAGGGTTAGTAACACCGCCGCCGCCGCCACCGCCGCCGCCACCACCGATTGTGCCACTGTTATTTAAATAAGTTTCTATACGAGTATAAAATGCTAGACCGCCTGCAGTACCCGGTTTTACACTCCCTGAACCTGATGACCCCGCTGTTCTGTTACCACCAACACCGCCTTTGCCTACAACATAGGCGCCTGTGCCTATATTTAAATATATTACGCTTGCCGCATTTAAACTACCGGAAGTTAACGCGGGAGTAGATGTACTTGAACTACCAATCGTTATACCGTCCGCTACATTAACTATAATAGTAACAGGGTCTGTTGGACTGCCTGCTAACGAATATAAATCTACATTTTGAGTACTAGCGCTTATATCCACAACAGTATATATGGTTTTCCATATACCTCCATCTTTAACATATATTTGACCAGGCTCTTTCCAAGTGCCTGAATCATTGACATAGACCCTTGGTGAAACCCAAACGCCGCTATTTTTTACATAAATTGGCATAATTAAACTTTATACCAAATATCACCATCTGAACCCCCACTTGGGCTAGAAGTAGAGATTGTTTTTGTTCCTGTGCCGTTTGACCCAAGAGTTAAACCACCTACAGTTACTCCTGCCAATGTTCCGCCTGTAATGTTTACTGCGTTAGCATTTTGTGTAGACATCGTACCTAGCGAGCCTGTTGCAGTTGTTACTGCTGAATCTGTGTATGCTGTTGTTGCTATTTTAGTAGAGTTGTCTAATGCTGATTGTGTAACCGCAGTTGCTGTGCCTGAAGCAGTAAAGTTTGTAGTGGTTAAATTAGATAGCCCAGTAGCAGATCCACCAGAAATAGAAACGGAGGTGCCGTTTTGTGTGGCCATTGTGCCCAGACCTAAATTAGTTCTAGCCGTACCTGCATCCGAAGCACCTGTACCCCCATCAGCTACAGCTAAATCTGTATTTAAAGTGAGAGAGCTTAAATGAGTGACTGCATCAACAACATTAGTACCATCATTAAACACAAACATGGATTTACCTGCTGGAACAGCAATCCCTGTACCTGTTGAGTTTTTAACTGTACACGCGTCTGCAAGGCCATTATTAATTAGATAAAGTTTTTCAATGGTTGGAACAGTAAGTGTCCTAGCACCGCCTGATGTACCTGATAAATTTAGCCGTAAATTACGAGCAGCTTGAGAAGCGTTTGAATTTGTTAAACTAATTGTTACATCTGCACTTGAAAAACTGACAGTTGCAGAGCCCGTAATGGCTTCTTCGAGAGCGGTACCTAAGTTAGTATTGGTAGTTGTACCCCAGGTACCAGTTTGCTCGCCGGTAGCAATAAGTTCTATTTTTAGGTTTGAGTAGGTACTAGGCATAATTTAATCCTTATTTTTCATTATTTTAACTTGATTTACCTTGCATTGGAATACTTGTCACGTGAATACCTACGTGTCGTTTTTCTTCCCAAGGTTCTCCACAATCGGAGCATGTACCTGAATCATACTCTTCAGCATCGACCGGCATTGAACACTGTGAACATTCTAAATGCACTTCGTACTTATTAATTACAGTTCCATCATTTAATTTTTTGGCTTCTACTATCATGCGGCTATCTCCATCCATTCAGGTGTTTGTGATGTATTAACATCTGACCACCCATTAGTTTGTGAATCGTCAACGTCAACCCAACCAGCATCTTGATTGTCATCAACGTCACTCCATACTAGGACAACACTTGTTCGTCCATACCCTACAACTCCAACAACATTAGCATTAGCATCGGCAGTTGCAATGACAGTTCCAAGTATCGTTGTACCTAATACTCCGGTAACACTTACATTTGCATCCGCACTAACTGTTACATTACCCAGCTGAGTAGTTCCTACTACCCCAGTAACATTAACATCTGCATTTGCAGCTACTGTTACATTACCTAACTGAAGGGTACCTATTACTCCAGTAACGCTTACATTTGCATCAGCACTAACTGTTGCAGTACCTAACTGAAGGGTACCTAGTACTCCAGTAACATTTATATTTGCATCTGCTGTTACGGTTGCTGTCCCAAGCTGAGTAGTTCCCACTACTCCAGTAACATTGACTCCAACACCTTCAGCTACTGTTACATTACCAAGTGTCGTTATGGCTTGTATGCCATCTACAACAACATTACCGTCTGTTGATACTACAATTGCTCCAAGAGCCGTGTTTCCTTCAACTCCAGTAACATTTATATTTGCATCTGCTGTTACGGTTGCTGTCCCAAGCTGAGTAGTTCCCACTACTCCAGTAACATTGACTCCAACACCTTCAGCTACTGTTACATTACCAAGTTCTGTGGTGCCTTCTACACCAGTAACATTTATATTTGCATCTGCTGTTACCGTTGCTGTGCCTAGCTGAGTAGTTCCTACTACTCCAGTAACATTGACTCCAACACCTTCAGCTACTGTTACATTACCTAGTTGTGTTGTACCTAGTACTCCAGTAACATTTATATTTGCATCTGCTGTTACCGTTGCAGTACCGAGTTGAGTAGTTCCTATTACTCCAGTAACGTTAACATTTGCGTCTGCTGTTACAGTTGCGGTACCTAATTGTGTTGTACCTAATACTCCAGTAACATTGACGCTTACATTTACACCCCCTACACCCCCTTCGGAGGAAAACGGCGCGGCCGAAAAGGGGCTATCTGAGAACATTTATATCTCCGGCCATAGTAGCCCCCCTAATTAGGCTATACGGATAATAGCGTTAGAAGAATCCGCTGTTGGGAATATAACTGTAAAATCCCCATTAGTTGATGTCTTATCTCCACCAAATGCTAATACCGCAACTGCTTTATCGCTTTGAGTGCTGTTATAAACTAAAGCTCCGTTTGCTGTGATTGTCGATGCTGACCATGTTGTGTCTGCAAAGTCTAACCACGCAGTAGTTGAAGTTGATGTAGGCGTTTGTGAAACAGACAGCGTATTACCGCCAGCTGAGTATCCTGTGCCCGCAACTTCGTTAGTTACTGAGTATGTTGTAGTTGTTGCATCTAGTGTTGCTGAAGAAGTATATAATGCGATTTTAAATGTATCAGCAGTAGTACTTCCCCTTGTTACTGTTGTTCCAAAAGCGTGAATGCCGTTAAGCAAATCAACTTTGAAACTCGTAGCCATTGCTTGGGAAATTGCCATGTTAAGTCTCCAAAAGTTTAATTAATTCAGAATGCCCCGCTTCTCGCAGTTTATTCGCTATTGTTGTGCGGTCTGATTGAACCGCTTGTTTTAAGTACTTAACCAGAACTTCTCTGATATAGTGCTTAAAAGCTTCTGCCTGATCTCTAATGAGAGGGTTAGCATCTTTGCTGACATACATAATTTTGTCTAGTGCTCTGTCTGCAAGTTCTTCGGGTGTAAATCCTCGCCCGCTTGTTGTTATAACTTTTACTTCTCCATCAAGTATTGTGCCTTGATTATCCATACTTTTCCTCTCGTTATTGTACTGGATACCTTACTTGTCCATCTCGATAAGCATCCATTCTATTTTTAGCATCACCTAGTTGTTTAATCATAGATAATGCATCCGTGTACCGTTGTGTATAATTTGCAATAATATCGGGTTCTTCTTTCATGTATGCAGCTGCTTCCAACAAAGTTCCATACAATAGCACACTACTAAAATTATTGCCCAACCAGCTAGTGCCAGCAGTGACAATAGAAGTAGGGTAGTAAAAATAGTGAAGCTCAACAGTATAATTATCGTCTGGTGTAGGCCCCATAATAAATGTGTTATCATCAAAAACTCCGTAATATTTAGGCTTACCATAATAAGCCGAATCTGTGTCTGGGAAAGACTCCCTAATAAAATTAACGTCTTTATTTAAAAGATAAGTGTATTCATTATTACTATCAATCACAGCTATACTATAAGTTGCTAACCAATCAGAAGGCACAGACAAATATTTATTACCCGTCGATGTAGTTCCCACTTGATTACGTCTTACGTCAGGAATCTGCACAGTATTAAATACGCGCTCTTCTGCTTGCTGAATAAAGGTGTCAATATCAGCCGTACTGAACTGATTCTCAGTGTAGCTTTGTACTTCCGCTACTAATTGTGTGTAGTTCATTATCTATCCTTACGCCATTGGGCCGCGGGCTTTTGTACCTTTTGTTGCTGCGCCATTACCACGAGTAACAACACCTTCTGTCTTGACATCCGTTTCAGGGTAGCCATTTGAGTTTACTGCGGGCCCTGGTTGAGGCTGTTTATAGCTTGGTTTACATCCTTTTCTATCGTTGTTCATATTATACTCCTAAGTTGTTGTTACAGTAACTGTGCCAACCTGACCAGTCGCTTCTAAATCATCTTCTATTTCTAATCCCAGAGGATTATTAAGTCCTACTGGATCCCAACCCCATTGAATTTGCCGACTACTATATTCACCTGCAACTCCAAAACTTCCGTCAGGTCGTGGATCACGTAACGCCTGTGGATCTTCTACAGGATACATGCCTTGCATGTTTTGCGGTTGGTCGGGTTCCCAACATTCTTTACAAACTTTTATATTTGTATCTGTAGTTCTAATGTATAGATTTTTAAGCTCTTTCAGTTTAACTTGAAAGCCACATCTATCACATACCGCAATTGCTTTTTTCCCGGCAGTAAATCGATTACTCATTATAATCCCTTATAGAAATTGCTGACGGGGTGCAAGTCTTAAATCAGCCTTTTCTCTATCTTCAGTAGATGCTAACATCCATTGTTCTTCATATTCTTGTTTTAACATTGCCATTCTTTCAAGTGCACCCGGTATCTTTAAGCTGAGATAATAGGCTAGTCCTGCAATTAAACAGGGATAAAATCTAAACGGTATTTCCTGTGTATTAACTCCGGTTCCAGCGTCATCAATA